ACTACATTACAGACAGTAGAGGTGCCGCGAGAGCACCATCATACTATAATGATAGATATGCTCAATGGGACTTCCAAAACGTTTCCGACACAGGAGTTGGTGGTGATGGATGGCACGCATTACTTACGGTTTCTAAGTGGGCGAGTTTTGATGCAAGTCACAGACAAGAACAATTAATATTTTCAGGTGACCACTTATGGAGAAGAACAGCATCAAGTGATTCTGCTTGGGGTACTAATAAAAAGATATGGGATTCAGGTAACTTAACTAATAACTCAGCTGATTGGGACACCGCAGTTGGATGGGGTGATCACGGTTTATCCGCACAAGACAAAATAGATATTGGGAACTTATCCGGTACAAACACAGGTGACCAAACAAATATTAGTGGTAATGCCGCCACCGCAGATTACGCAACAAGTGCGGGATCGGCATCAAACATTGATAATGTTGGATTCACAAACTCAAATAGTGGTAACGCACAAGCCGCGGATAGTATAAATAATAATGGTATTTCATATGTTAGTGGTTTCCCTAACTTATCAGGAAACGCATCAGACGGAGCACTTTACTCACAAGCATATTCTTCACAATGGCAACATCAAATTTATGGTGATTACCGTGTAGGTGGTATATGGGTGAGAGGTAAGAACTCAAACACTTGGCAATCATGGAAGAAAGTGGCACTTGTTAACAGTACAACATTTAGTAATGTGTCAGGTGTTGCATTTACTCATGGTTTAGATACTAAAAATTTGGTTGTACAGGTATATGACACAAACGATAATTTATTCTTCCCATCAGATATAAATGTAACTGATACCGAAGTTAATATTGATTTTGCAAAACCACGTAGTGGTAGGGTAGTAGTTACAGGATAAAAGACAAATAAATGATTAGAGAAAATGTAGTTGTTAGTGGTTCATTAGATGTTAGTGGACAATTCATCATTCCAAATGGAACGAAATCAGAAAGACCTACCTCACCTGAGGAGGGTGCTATGTTTTTAGAAATAACGGATAGTGGTAGTTTTGTATCCACATACACTGGTGCATCTAATTATGACGATGGTTGGGAACCAATTGGGTCTCAGTCTCATGATAGGACCGCATTTAAATATAGACAGGTTATAAACTTTTCTTACACTGCGGGTGGATATAAATCAGGATCACCATGGAAGACAGTTCACAGAACTACTAATGCAACAGATCAAACAGCAAACCTTGGTGAGTTGTTAGACTATCCCGCAAATTACACGTCAGGAGCATGTAGTAAAACTAAATTATTTATTTGGTCAACGAATACTGATGGAGCACATAAAGGAGCGACTACGGTACATTCAACACACACATCTGCAATTGACATGATTAACGAAACCACGTCCGCTCACCAAACTAAATGGGATTTATTAAACGCAAGGGATGACGCAGGAACCTTATTTCAGGAAACTGAATTTGCTTGGGTGTTTGGAGGTTCGGTTGCGACGGTTGAGAAATTTAACCTTACCAACGAAACAATGTACACCACCTACTACCCTGGTGGATCACCTTATGTGACATCAAGTACATCAATAACAAGTACATTAGGAGCATCGGGATTCAGTGATGAAAACTATGCATTTGGTTATGGTTCTGAGAGTTCAACGAAACTATACTTTGCAAATGATGTATTCACAACATCTAAAGCACAATTTGCAAGTAGTGGACAACAGAAAGCAATTAGTTCTAAAGTTGGAAAAGGATATGCAGGAAATGAAGGGACGTACAATGGTGGGTATAACTTAAGAAGGTGGGATGTGTTTACGGAAACCAACATTGGTAATGTACCAAAACCACACCCTAATTGTGGTGAAGAGAACTTCACGATGGGACAAGATCACCAATATATGATTGGAGTTTACGATGGTAGTGGTCAAACAAATAATAGTTGGAAATTCTCTTATACAACAGACACGGGGATTGTTAATCCTACGGGGTTAGCACCGACAGCACACGCTGGACAATCCTCAGGACATTGTGGTTGGAGAACATAGAAAAAGATATTTATAGTTATGATATATGAGGATTTAGAAGTTAGTGGGTCGTTAAGAGGACAAGGGATTACAAGATCACCTTCAGGTACTCGTGCTAATAGACCTGTAAATCCTGAGACGGGATCATTATATATGGAGGAGTCAACTTCAGGTAGTTTTTTAATTGTTTATCATGGACACCCCAATAATGATGATGGATGGGTAAGAGTTTCTAAAGAAGTTAATCCTATTGATTTTAAATACAGACATATACTAACACACAGTTATTTGGCAGGTGGATATAAGAATTCGTCTCCGTGGAAGAACGTACATAGGACGGTAAATGCAACGGACCAAACATCTCACATTGGTGAGTTGTTAGACTATCCCGCAAATTACACGTCAGGGGCATGTAGTAGGTATATACTTTTTATTTGGTCGGTTAATACTGATGGGGCACATAAAGGTCCCACAACAAAACACGGTACCTTCACATCTGCAATTAATATGGTGAATGAAACTAATTATGTGCACCAAACTAAGTTTGATATACTAAATACAAGATCCGATGTGGGGACCTTATTTCAAGAAACAGATTATGCGTGGATCTTTGCGGGTGGAACAACAATTGTTGAAAAGTTTGACCTTGAGAATGAGACTATTATGTCTTTAAACTACACACTAAACTCCGTTGACGGATCAGGTGGTGCAAGTGGATTCTCGGATGAAAATTTTGGATACGGTTTTGCATCTGGTGGGTCATTTAAAATGAATTTTAGGACTGAAACATTTGTTACAAAACCAGCATGGTCGGCACACGGACAACAAAAAGGAATAAGTTCCAAAGTCGGTAAAGGTTATGCGGGTAACGAAGGATCATATAATGGAGGGTACAACTTAAGACGATGGTCCAACACAAGTGACACTAATATTGGTAATGTGGTGAAACCACATCCAAATTGTGGTGAAGAAAATTTTGCATTAGGTCAAGATTCCCAATATATGTTAGGTAACTACGATGGGACTGGTCAAAATAATACAAGTTGGAAATTTAATTATTCAACAGATACAGGAACTACAAATATACCAGGGTTGGCTCCGGCAGTTAATGCGGGAACATCCTCAGGACATTGTGGTTGGAGATAATATAAAAAAAGAAGAATGGAATACGGAAATATGTCGGTTAGTGGTTCACTTAATGTGGACAAAGTAGTTGCAAGACCACCAAAAGGGACTCGAGCTAATAGACCATCAAGTCCTTTGTCGGGGTCCTTATTTATGGAACAATCCGATAGTGGTAGTTTTATGATGTTATATACTGGTATCTCAAACATTGATGATGGTTGGGAAATAATTGGTGCACAGGAACCAAGACCAACGGATTTCAAATATAGACAAGTAATTAATTATTCGTATTTAGCGGGTGGATACAAATCATCATCCCCTTGGAAGAACGTACATAAAACAGTTAACTCGACAGACCAAACGAATCACATTGGTGAGTTATTGGATTATCCTATGTCATATAGTTCAGGTGCTTGTAGTAAGTCTATTTTATTTATATGGTCAGTCAACACAGATGGTGCTTGGAAATCAGCAACTAACACACATGGTACCACAACTTCTGCCGTTAACATGTTTAATGACACCAATTATGCACATCAAGCTAAGTTTGATATAACATATATTCGTCATGACTTAGGTACATTATTCAAGGAAACGGAGTTTGCTTATTTGTTTGATGGTGGAAACACAAATATGGAAAGATTTAATCTAACCAATGAATCACACGCCGGTATTCTTTCGTCATATAATGGTGGTGAAGGTGCAAGTGGATTTTCTGATGAGAACCATGGTTATGGTTGGGGTGGATTTGGTGGATTTAAATTTGCATTTGCAACTGAGACACATGTTACCGGAACTAAGTGGGGTGCACACGGACAACAAAAAGGAATAAGTTCCAAAGTCGGTAAAGGTTATGCTGGTAATGAAGGATCTTACTCAGGTGGATATAATTTAAGAAGATGGGACAACACAAGTGATACTAATATTGGTAATGTACCAAAACCACATCCAAATTGTGGTGAAGAAAATTTCACAATGGGACAAGATCATCAATACATGTTAGGTGTTTACGATGGTACACAAAATAATACGAGTTGGAAATTCATTTACTCAACAGACACAGGTACAACAAGTGTTCAAGGATTAAACCCAGGGGTTAATGCAGGAACATCATCAGGACATTGTGGTTGGAGAGAATAACTCAAGATCACTTTATAATACAATATATTTTCCATATATTAAAAGAAAAACAACAATGTCGGAACAAGGTTACAAATATAATAGAGAAAAGAATTTAAAAGATCCATTTGATCTTAAATTGATGGAGGTATCTGAGAACATCTCATTTGCATTACCAAAATACAAAGCGGAGAGTTTTGTGGGGGGTGCACAAATCACACCATATGCAAAGTTAAAACAATGGTTACTCGAACTTAGGGGAAGAGAAGATGCTGTACAACACTTAGAACATAAGGTAAGAAAACAGGAGATCGAGATTGAATTACAACAAAGAGGTTTTGAACATATTACAGATCCACTTAAAAAGGAATTGATTGAATTGTCGATTGCAGATATGGAGATTGATCTAAGAAAATTTAGAAGGAATTTAAAAGATTCTTATATTGAACGTCAGGGGTTTTTAGATTTAGTAAAAGAATTTATTGAAAGTGACGATTCTAAATTACCCGATGGGACATCATTAATGGATGTGTTTGGTAATAGTGAATTAGAAGATAAGTTTGAACATGAGTATTGGACTGTTCGTATGGCGAAACAAGCCATGTTAGATATGATATCTTATGGAAGAATTGGTACGGGAAATTTAGACTCAATATTAATGATGTCACCTGAACAACAAACACAAGTTTTATCACTTGCGTCTTCTTACACTGTATTTATTGAAAAGAACGTTCAAAGTTCCATGGTTTCGGCAACTCAAAACAATTTCTCTATTGAGGAATCTTTGAGGAACCAACTAAAGTTAGGGACAACTAATAAAACTGAAACAGAAAAACTATTATAATGACACACATAATCTTCAAATTACAAGGTAATATACCCGGTTACATTCATGTGGTTGGGATGTATATGAATTACTATTACGGTAGAATTGCTGACGAATACAATGATATGAGAGTTGAACTTGTTGGTATGGGTGCTGAGATAATTCCGGCAGACATTGCACGGGGATTTGTATTTGCTGACAATTATAATGACTACATCAGTATTAGAACTAATTCACATATTATGGATGAAGTTCCACAATTGGCGGAATCATCTGAAACCGACGCTGAAAAAGTTAGACACATATTAACCGATGAAGATAAGTTATCGGGTGTAGAGTTTAATAAAGTAGTAATGAAAAAGATCATTGCTGATAGATTTTCTGAAAGACACAAAACATTAATGGTTGATGCGTCTAATCTTGAGAAAGATACGTGGGAAGAACAAAAGAGAGAGGCATATGGTTGGAATTCAGATAACTCATATCCCACACCAATAATTGACATACTATCAATCGGTAGAAATATTGAAAAAACTACGTTTGTCAATAAAGTAATTGAGAAGGTTGATTCGTATAATATTAAGTTAGGTACTTTATTATTAGAACAACAACTTTTAAATGAAAAGGTGAATCGTTGTGAAAGTATTCCTGATTGTCATAGACTTAAACATGAAAAATTCGGAATCGCACTTAGTAAACAACAAAAAGAAGCGGAGGGTATCGAAAGTACACCACTTACACTAAAAATGGATTTCTAAAAACATAAAATGAACTTAGCAATTAATGGTACATGTGCTAAAGGTTGTTCATTTTGTTTCACTAAAGAAGATGCGAGAGTTAAACATACCTTAGGTGACATGTCAATAGACAAAGTGACCGAACTGTTAGATCATTTTGATATGGTTAATAGTGATGAGGAGGTTACAATCTTAGGTGGTGAACCAACACAACACCCAAACTTCACTGGTATTATAGATTACATTATATCGAGAGGTTACACAATAAATCTTGTGAGTAATCTATTGTTTGGTAAAAAGACATTAGATTATATCATCAATAATCTCGAACACATACGTTGGATGTTACCTAATGGTGCTGAGTTAGATGAGAAAAATAGAATTGTTTTATTTAAGAAGAATTACTTAGCACTACACACGGCTTACTCAAATATATGGGGGTTCGAAGACAACGCGAGATTGTTCATTGCAATTACTATGTCATCCGATTGGAAAGAACGTGAATTGTATGAATACATTAAATGGTTATACCTTCAATTGGATGGTCGAATTAACGCGTTTAGACTCGGTGTTGATTTAACAGGTAACTACCTCGTCAACAATAAGGAGATGGGGGAGGAGATTACTAAAATACTTAATTTTGGTTTTTATAATGACATAAGAATAACGTCAGATTGTCAAGTACCACCATGTTTATGGGAAGGAGAAACTAAGGAGTCAGTCAATACTAATTCATTAGGGTTTGCAACATTCAAAGTACCAGGACATGAAACGGTTTGTGGGTTCATGCCGTTAGATATATTTCCTGATGGGAGTTCGATACATTGTTATCCGTTACAAGACAAAGTAAAGATCGATAATGTCTTGAAAGTCTCAGGAAAAAACAATATATTAACACTTAGAGATGAATTCGATAATCTCTATAAAGAGAACCATAAAAACTACACCTTACCACAAGACTGTTTAGATTGTGTCTTCTATAAGACAGAGTGTAATGGGATATGTGGGGGTTGTTTAGAGAATGAATAAAATATTTTCAATACCACTAAATCCAATGTTAAGTGAACAGGCGTTCACACATGTATTCTACCCTTTTTTACAAAAGAACAAAGATTGGATATACGATATATATTTCACATGTAGAATACCTCCATTTACACAAGATGCTATGGGTGGTATCTTCAAAGAAGAAGATAGAGATTCTGTATTTGAAAATGCAATGATCATTCAGGACACTTTAGGTATAAGTGTTAGTGCTACCTTCAACAATTTTAACGTGTCACCAAAACACGAAAACTATAAATTATTTATTGATAATCTAAAACCTTTATATGAAAGAGGTTTACGTTGTATAACAATACCACATGGTCATTGGGTTGCTATGGGATTAAAGGAACATTTCCCTGAGATGAAGATCAAAAACACAATATTACGTAAGGTTGCGACCGCACAAGACTTTTGGTATTCGGCAGAACAAGGATTTGACTACATCAATGTTGATAGAATCCTTATGAGAGATATTGAGGAATTAAAAAACATTAGGAGAGCACAATTGATGTTTCAACAGAAACATGGTAGGTATGTTGAGATAGCACTTTTAACCAATGAAGGTTGTTTAGGTAGATGTCCAGTGATGGATGAACACTACTCTTATAATAACCTACGTAAGGACAATGAATTACCTTATTTTAGACACGAAATATCTAAAGTAACATGTGAGTATAAGTGGGAGAAAGAAATGGGAGCATTCTTCTTTAAAACGGCCACAATACCACCATTCAAAGAAGAGTTCGATGAGTTCTTAAACCATGTTGATGTTTTTAAGATGCATGGTAGGGATAGTTTCGACAGGTTGAATGAAACTATGGAAATTGTTGAATCATATGCAAAGGGTAATGAGGTATTGGCTGAGAGTTCAAAGATATACTTAGATGGTATTCCACATGAAGAATTAAAAGGTTGGAGGAATAAAATAAAGAAGTGTAAGTTTCAATGTTGGGACTGTAATTACTGTGATGTTGTTTCGGAACACAAAAAAAAGAAATTAAATGAATCTAATTAAACACATTGACGATTCAATTGAGTGGGGTAACCACGAAGTTTCGAAACTAAATCAGGATGTGATAGACATTCATGGAATTACAAGTAATAAGGTCAGGTGTTTCTTAAATAACATTTGTAGTATTGGTGGAACCTACTTAGAGGTTGGTGTTTTTAGAGGGGCTACTTTCTGTTCGGCCATATATCAAAATGATATTCACTCAATAGGTATTGATAATTTTGCATCACCTAACTTAATGCCAATGGGTGTCAGTCAAAAAATGGCAACATACCTTAAAAAACGTCTTGACGTGTCCCCACAAGATGATTTCTTAGGTAATGTTAAAAGGTTTGGTAATACTGATATGATTGATGTTTATAGAACGGACTACACAACTTTTGATTACTCACAATTACCAAAATTAGATATTATATTTTACGATGGTGACACTCGTTACCAAGATCAATACACAGTACTTAAAAAACTAATCTCACAGTTTGCGGATCAAACCATATTAATAATGGATGATTGGAATTGGGATAGTGGTGCACTTAGACAAGTCATCACAGAAGAGAACCTTTATGTTTCACATCAACGTGAAATATTTACTGAGGGTGAAGATATGGAACACTTTTGGAATGGGTTAGGGGTATTTCTTATCGAACGATAGTTGACATTTAAGAACATTTTACTTATATTATGATGGTACTTACGTACATAAAAACATAATAAAAAAAGATATGTTAAAACAAAAAACGTCATCATATAAGTTGACAAAATCGTTGGGGTCGATCATTAGGTTCGCGAACAACAATGTATTATTAATTATACTCATTATGTGTAGTCAAAGTTTATTTGCACAATACACAGGACGAGTACTAAACAATGGACAACAGGACTCAATAAAAATATTGGAAGAGGTTGTCGTATCCGCTAAACTATATCCACAATTCCAAAGGGTTGGTGAGAATAATCAACCAGCATGGACGTTGGTACGAAAGTTTCCTGCAACTCGAGTTTACATTATGGTGCCTAAGGGAACTGTAATGTATGAGAAGTGGTTTGATATGAGAACCGAAAGAAACGGTGGTGGAACAGAAGTCAGAATGAGAGATGAATTCGCGTTTGGTCTTGCAGACAGATTAGAATTGGATTTATATCTCCACACTGTTTATAAAAGTGATGGGTTACAATCATCATTTGGATTCAGAGGTATGTCATGGGAAATAAGATATGCTCTTGCTGATTGGGGTAAAATTTGGGGTAACCCGACACTTTACTTTGAACACAAACTACTACAGGGTAAGTACCAAGGAATTGAACCTAAAATTTTATTAGGTGATAGAATAGGTAAGAATGGGATTTGGGGTCTAAATTTAATATACGAAGCTTACGCGGCACCTACAAGACAATTACAACAGAGGGAGTATGCATATACCGCATCTTACGGTAAAATCATCAATGATGATTTAACGATAGGTCTGTCAAATATGTTTAGACATAATGATGTTGATGGTACTAATGAATGGTATGTTGGACCGGCATTTCAATACAGGTTTAACGCAAATGGGTATGTAAACTTCGAGATTTTACCAGGTCTTAATCAAGATGCTAAACAATTTAGAAACACAATTATATTTGGATGGAGATTTTAATAAAGGGACAACACTTTTTATTGTATCTAACATTTATAATGTTCGTAACAGGTATCCTCAAAGAAAGGGGATATCTGTCGGACATATTTAGATGGTTAGCTAAGAATGTGAAGTCAAAGAAACTGGTGGTGTTTTTAATATCTCTTTTTGGTGGTGTCCTACCAATACCGGGTAGGGTGGCATTATCGGCAAGTTTATTAAATAGTATAGCACCTATTGATAGGAAGAAAAGAAAGAAGTTTGGTATTATTGATTACTTAGCCACACACCACTATTACTTGTGGTCACCATTAGAGAAGTCGGTTATCATTCCAATGGCGGTTATCGGACTAACCTATAATGAATTTATGGGATACGTTTGGCCATTACTTTTAATAAGTGCGTTGTACATTGCGTATTATGTAATATCGTTAAAGGATGATGAGATTGATATTGAAATAAATGACGAACCTGTAGAATGGAGAAACGTTGTTTTTGTGGTAATACCATTCTTATTGACAATCTTGGTTTCGTGTTTTACAGATTACTACTTTGAGACGTTTAGTGCATTCACAATTTACCTAATACATTATTCAAATAGTTGGAGAAAACTTTATGGTTATGTGAACGGTGAGTTACTATGGATTGTTGCGGGTGTTATCATCTTAGGTAACATTACAAATTTTTATTACGACGATATTGAACTTGTAATAAGACAATACTCAGATCCAAAGCACATACTTCTCGTATCCTTCTTAGGTTTCATGTCTTCATTTGTATTGGGTTCATCGGCTAAGTATGCAAGTATTGTGAGTCTCTTAACTATTGTGTTTGGTGTGGAGTACTTTGTGTTGTTCTTTACTTTGGAATACTCGGGTTACTTAATATCACCAGCACATAAATGTCTACCAATAGGGCAAAAATACTTCCATACGGGGTTTTTAACGTACCTAAAGGCATTGATTATTTGGATAGGACTAATGATTATGTATGGAGTCTATACAATTTTATAAAAAAGACTTGATTTTTAAATGAATAAACCTTATATTATATTAAAATTAAAAACAAAATGGCAGTAACAAATTTAACAATTGATCAAATCCTACAGTTAGACGCTGAAATAAACGGATTTATAAACCCACAAACTCAAGAAGTTGTCTTTGAGGGTTTCAGTAAACAACCCCTATCGATTCTTTTGAAGTATGAGTTGTCTGAATTTTCATCAAAACTTAGTGCGGAAAGAGAGAAAGTTGATGGATTACGTAATGAACTAATCACAACATACGGTGAATCAACCGAAGAAGGTGGTGTTCAAATCAGTCCAACAATTGAAAAGAAAAAAGGTAAAGGAACTGAAGAGGTTAAGAACCCTAAGTATGTTGAATTTCTTAGTGAATATCAAAAACTTTTAGCTAAGGATATTGAATTGGAACATCCAACCATCACAAAAGATGATTTAAAAGATGCTGGTAAAACAAAAGATCAATACAATATACTTTTTAAATTAATTTCGAAAGATTAAACTCTTCTCTTAATATCAATTAACATATTTCCGATTTGATATTCCCCTACTTCATAGTGAGGAATTGATAATCGGATTTTGTTTATAGTATAAAGATCTTCATCCGTGAACGGACTTGTTTCTGTTATCATAACATCTACTATGTCAGTGAGTATGAATTTAGATCTAAGATCGTAATTAGTATTAGGTTGTTCGTTCGATATGTAATCTTCAGGAATTG